CATAACAGATGTAGACAAGGCAAGCGGGACGTTTGGACACAAATGCTCGACAGACAATGCATTTTGCGGAGGAGTTTTTATCCACACTGGAACAGGATATGTTGTTGGTGTTCATTATCTTGGGAGACATGAACCTGCTGCTAATCGCGGCTTGATTCTACCCTTGATTTTAAACTAGTGGAGGATGGCCTTGTTGTAGTTTTTAGGTATTTACCAGTTTTTCTACAACAAAAGAGCCTACGATATCAAAAGAATAAAACTTCAACGGAATTTGCTAAATATGATAATGAAGGAAAGTATTCTCAATACTATTCCGGATATTCAATGGTGCAATTTCCAGTTGAGAAAAATCAATTTACCTCTGATCATACAATGTCGCTTTGGTTCGAGAAAGAGGGAGTAGACGTTCATGAATTGAGGAGAAAGTATCAACTAACTCCTCCTTCTGTTGAAGCAGTTTACAAAGATTTTTACAAATACCTTATGGATTATTCCAAAAAATTCAATTATGATTTGTTTGAAAAAGCAACAGTGTGGCAGTATTGGAGTTTTTGTGACGCCTTCGGTGGCAAAACGAGAATGAAAAGTTTGTCAGTCGACGAAGTACTACCCTTTATTGATAGACAGAAATCTGCAACCACATTTTTGAATAAACATTATAAGAATAAAGGTCAATGCATAGATAGTGAAGACTTTCAACAGTCTTTTTGCGTTTTCCTGTACCTTTATGTTATGGATGAAGAAGTTTGGGTACCTTGCTCAGCAGTGAGGAAGGAAGAAATTAGATTGACTGAGAAAATTCTCGAATTGTCTCATCGATCTTTTATCTTAATGTCTTTGTATTACATAATTCTTGGACATATGCTCCACTTGGACTTTGACTTAACTCATGCAAAACACTGGGAGAAAACTAGAACTGGAATGGGAATGTCGCTATTCTTCGGACAGTATGAAACTAAGATGAAACCATATTTCAACCCTCAATTCAAATTTTTTGATTTTAGGGACGTAAGTAAATGGGACTCGAGAAACCAGGAATGGTATACCGAGAAGTTGAACGCTATGTACAACTTGTTTTATCCTGAAAGATTCATTCAACTGTCTGTGATGCTTGGCACATGGTGGAAACACTGTGACATATTGAACATTCCAGATATCAAGGTGGACACCTATAAGCTTAGAGCAGCTCTTTCAATAGATGAAGCTCGAGGCCCTGTTGTTATGCCTAGAGGAGAAGTGATGATGAAAGACAGAGGAACAAATTCTGGTTCAAACCGAACTACTCCTAAGAACGTTGATGTGCATGAAAATTTCAACATGCAAGGAGGAATACAAGTTTTCGGTTCTTACAGCAGAAAATCTTATGACAAATTTCGAAAACGTTATCAATGGGATCATCTCGGAGATGATGTTATCAATGCTGGTCCAGATGGGAAACCTTCTGATGCTACTGTACAGATTATGAAAGAGTCAGGTTGGGAGATCGATCGTCAGATTGTATCTTCACCCTGGGAACTTGAGTATATGTCTTGCAAGCCTCTACAGGTTGAACAGAAACACTTTGGAACACGTATTGTGCCTATGGTTAATTCAAGCAAAGTAATTGCGTCTTTGATAGACAAAATGAAAGCTCATGAAACCAAGGAGGAAAAACTTATGAGATTGACGAGTGCTTTGTTGTTATGTGCTTGGACAGAAGATGCGGAGTGTATCTTGCATGTGCGAGAGAGACTTCTGACTCTGTACCCTGATTTACGACATCACCGTCTAAACAAATCGCTGGAAGAATTACGTTCTATGTATTTTGGTGAACTGGAGGGAGTATCCAATGATCCTCTTTTTATGTGTTTTTTGGAGGACCACGTGGAAACATTTAGGTGCTTAAAGTATGCCTGAATAAAATACACATTGGAGAAACCACAAAAATATTTACGAAAAACATGGAGCAAATTGGAACCACTCTTGCCCTCAAAGCGGGGGAAAAACTTATTGAAAAGGTTGCTGGTGGCAAAGCCGCTGATAGGAAGGCCAAGCGAAAAGCTAAAAAGGCTCTCAAGAAAGCGGAGAAAGGAAAGATTGCTACTAAAACTGTTGCTCAAACACCGAAGAAGAAAGGAGGAGTTTCTGCAAAAGGAAAACCCGTTGTTAAAGACTTCGTTTTTCGACAGCCTACTCACTTCTCGAAGAAGAGAGTGTCTGAAGATAGACTTGTTGTCAGAGGTAGGGATTTTATGGGTTTTGTCAATAGCACTACAGCTGCTTACGACGATCTATTTACTATGCCTCTCAACCCCTTAGCAGTAGCTGGGACGAGACTACAAATTGAAGGATGTTTATTCCAGAAATTTCGTTTCAGAACAGTGAAACTCGAGTACTTTCCAATCGTTGGGACAAGCGAAAATGGTCAGATTATGCTTAGTCATATTGATGATCCTGAAGCTACACCCGGAAAACCAAAATCGATTGGACTGTTCAATGCACTTTGTGCAGTCCCCGGTGCGGTAATAGGACCTGTTCATTCAAGGTTAACTCATACCTTTTTTCCTGTGAAGGGAGATAAACGAGAATTCTACATTCAACCGGATGTTGGCGACGAAGAACGCTTTACGATACAGGCTGAGTTGAAAATTATTCAATCTGCTGCTGACGATGC